CTTTCTTTGTGCCTTTTCTTTTATACAAAGATAAAATATTTTTTGTGAGTTGTCTTTTGTTTAATCCTGTTGTTAGATCGTTTGGTATGGTTTGAAGAAAAGCATTTCGAAACTGTAAAAAGAAATCATCAAGAGTATCGTTTACATCAGCATACTCAAGGATTTGTGATAGTGTTTCATTAGGGTTTGCCCTATACTTTGATATCACTCCTTGAGCACCTGATGTGCCACCTGTAACTGTCTCTCCTGTTACAAATTTAGAATTTGCAGATATGTATAATTGTAAATTATCAGCATCTTCAGCAAGTATGGTTGCTGTCTCACCTGATGTTTGTCCTGTGATCGTTTCTCCTTTTGAGAACTCACCAATGCTACCTTGTTCATCTAGTACATAATCGCCAGCATTATTTCCTTTTTCGTCTGTACCATCTAAGGCAAGAAATGATACTACCTCTGTTTCTAAAAGTATTTGATCACTGGCAGTAACACTTGATAGTGTCAGCTGTGCTGAATCCATATAACGATAATACTGTTTGACGAACTCAACCAGTAACGGATTGTTAGCTTGTATGTGTTGTGGAAATTGCCTACTTACTAGGGAGCTTATATTCTTAGTAAACTTTGCCATGATCTATGAAGCATAACTTGATGTTGCGGTATAACCTATACCTGAAGTTGTATCATAATCATCAGCAGATACAGTCACCGTTGTGTTTGTTTCATCTATTTCTAATACTTGATTTCTTACAGGTATGATGTCCACAGAGTTTGGTATGACTGTTAATCTTACAGTAGTAGATGTTACACCATCAACATTTGAAACCTCTGTAATGAATAAAGAGTTTAGGGTGATTGTTCCATTTGTATAATCTATTGTACCTAAAGTATTATTGGTGTATGTTCTTGTTTGACCAACAAGATAATATAGTCTTACATTACCTGCACCATCTTCATCTAAAAAGTATTCGTTAGTTGTATCACCATTAATTTTAAATCCTGATGAAACTAATACACCACCAGCACTTGCATTGTGTCCTGAATGTGGATTATAAAATGCGTTGTTGTATTTGATTGTATAAGTTGTTGCACCTGATGTTGTGGCTGTAAATGATTTGTGCATTTTAACAGTTGTAATATTAGATAGTATTGCAGTATCTACTTTATTAATTGTTTCAATAAATTTGGAATGTCTAAACAATCCATCAAACTGTCCTAGATTGTTTGTGTTAAATGTTGTGATTGCTGAAGATACTAAAGACTTAATACTGTCAGTTGTTTTTGTTGTTGCCTTTGCATCATACTTAACATTTACATTTAATTGTAAAGATGTTGTTTCAGGATCTTGTATAACAGGTGTCACACTTGCAACATTAAAATCTTTTAATTGTGTAATGATGTCAGTTTTTTTTGCTTCTGTAAGAGTTGCACCAGTTACAGGTTTGATTGAAATATAAACACGACCATAAACAGGTGTGTCGTTATCTTCTCCTCCCCATACTTGAACTGATTGTGCATTTGTAAAAATTGATTTTACTTTACTCTCATAATCTTTTGCGGTAACTGTTCTATTTTGTGAAGCATATTGTCTTGGTGCATTGAAACGAATACTATCAGGTGTTTCTGGTTGAGCACCATTTGCTGAATTAGTTGCAGTAGTAATTGTCACATTAGAAAATCCACCAAGATTACCAGACAAACTAAATGAACTTGCTCCGTTACTTTCCTCAGCATTAGTAACGATATAAGATAGTGTCACGATATTACCAGTTGATAATGCAGCACCAAGAACACCATCACCAAACTTTACTTCGTATTGATTATCTTCTGCACCTTCTAGATAATAAACTTTTGATGTAGATGTCACATCTGCTAAGTCAGTTGATAAAGTATAAGTGTTAGATGTAGAATCTGATGAACTATTTTGTACTGTAACTTTTAAAGTTGTTGTATCTGCTAAGTCGTTCTTAATTAAAAATCTTTGGTCTGCGTTTGAAGTATCTACTGTATATTTGTTTGTAACAAGCGTTCCTTCATAAACAGGTAAACTAGAAAAAGTATAAACACCATCTGTTGGTGTAATTGTTGTTGCATCTTTTACAATGTAGTTATATGAAACATCATCAACCGTAGTTGTAAAAGTTGTGCCACGAGCTGCAGTTAAAGTTGAACCCGTTGCACCATTGACAGTAACATTTAAATAAGCAACAGGTGCCGTTGCACTTCTTGGAGTATATCCTACATGTTTGGCGTGTGAGACAATACTGTTTCGTAAGTCCGCACTATCTAAAAACATTTCGTTTGCTAGAACATTGGCATAGACAGCATTGTAGTGTGTATTGTAAGCAAGAACATCTAACAAGGTAGACATGGTTGAACCTTCGAAGTCATAGTCTGTTAATTGATCTTGTTGTTTTAAAAATACTTTAAGATTGTTTTTGATGTTATCAAAATCTAAATCTGTGACTTCTAATCTCTTTGCCATTCTATCTACTTCTTTCTAACATTGTTGTAAGATTAACTACTTCACCTGGAACATTAATTACACGAAATGAAATTGTAACCTCATAAGCATTACTATCAAAATCTGGTCGAGCATCTACAGCTATTAACTGTGCTCTTGGTTCAAAATTTTTTATACACTCTCCTATTGTTCTTGTGAGAGAGTTGGCAGTAATAGGATCAAGCGGTTCAAATAATAGATTGTTTATGCCACTACCTATTTCTGGACGAAAAGGTCTTTCGTAGTGATTCGTTAATATCAGATTTTTTACTGATTGTTTTACAGCATCAATATCTTTCTTAACAATAACATCATCAGTTGCTGCGTTCTTTTCAAAGGATAATGCGATATCTTTGTATATTCTCGCTGATCTCGCACTTGCGTTTGTTCTAGATGCGTCTGTATATCCTGATTGAAGTATTGCCATGATAACTATTTATCATGTTAGCCCGCAAAAACATTAGAAGAACCTGAGGCAGATGCATTAGGTATCCAAGATCCATGACCACCTGTTGCGTCACCTTGTCTATGAACTCCTTTACCATTTACAAATACAGTAGATGATCCACCAGTTGCAGGATCGCCACATGATGTAGAATCACCAATACGAATAGTATTTGCACCATTCGTCTTCACATTACTAGAACCACCAGTATATGCAGTTTTGTGAAACGGATTAGGTGTAGGACTTGCGTGACCCACATGCGTATCTAGTCCTGATCGTGTGACGGCAGAACCCATTATCTTCTTTTACCTTGACCTACACTTCTTTTGAATAATCGTCTCTTGTTCTTGTTCTTTGGTCTAGTTCTTGCACTATCCCCAATAGATGTTCGTTTCTTTGGCCCTTCTTCATAGGCGATTACATTTATACCTCTAGCCATTATGAGTGTTCACAATTAGAACATTCACATGATTGACAAGATCCGCCATTACTACAATGACATCCATGCCCACAGTTATTACATTCCATTATTTCTTTCCTTTTTTCTTTGTAGTCTTCTTTTTCTTTTTAATTACTTTCTTTTTGGGTGTTTCTACTTTCTTAGATAAACCCAACCATTCTAAAATTTTCATAAAATCTCCATTTTTTATGCGAACAAAACAAGAACATAATTGGTCAAGAATGTCGCACCTTCAAAAAACCCTTATAAATCAACACTTTACAGTAATAATATATTACCATTTTATTTAGCATATTCCTTGACTTTCATAAGGATGCCGTATATGATATATTTATCAATGAAAAACAAAGGAAACATTATGAAACTTAATATGTCACTAGAAGAACTATACACTCAATTTAAACTTGCGAATACACCGCAAGAGAAAATCAATCTCTTAAAATTTGTGAGAGATAACTCTCTTCCAAATACTTACCAAATTAACTTTGATAATTGTATCAAACATTTAGAACTACAAATTAACTAATCGAAAGGAACTATATTATGATCAAAGTACAACCTGCACAAAATATCGAAGACGGTATTCAAAATCTTATCAACGCATCTAATGAAGACTATTCAAAAGATATTACTAATTCAGATATGATAGAACAATTTAAAAACTCTTGGGTTGTTAAGTCTGGTAAAAAGTTTATCAAGATTATATCCAAGAACTCTGTTCATTCTTTCATAGTGAAAGAAGACATGTTCACCCCTGGTGGACAACCTAAGTTTAAGAAAGGTGATGTTCTCAAGGCTGCGTCTTGGAGTAAACCTGCACTAAATCAACCTAGAGGAAATGTCCTCGAAGGTAACTATCCAATGCAATGGACTGGACCATTATATTTAAGATAAACGAAAGGAAACTATATTATGAAACTTGCATTTAATAATCTTCCCGATATCCTAGACTGGATTAGGGAACCTGCACATAAGGAACATTTGTTTCTTATTGAGGCTGCGATTGCGAAAGCAAAAAGCAGTAAATCTGAAATTTCTGTTGGACAGGAAGTTCAGTTTGGTCGACCAAATGGTCGTAAGAGATTTGGGATTGTCGAAAAGATGAACCCACAGAAAGCCGTCATTCGTGAGAAAGGTGGTCTTGGTGCGAAGTGGAGAGTACCATACTCTCTGATTCAATCCTGGGAAGATCAACATAGGTTTGCCTAATGTTGATTAAGGTTGGCGACAAGGTCGCAGTTAAAACAAGATCACTTTCTATTGTCCAGGGAGTGATCACAGACATTTCACTTGGTCTGGTCAAATCAGATCCTGCTGGTGAGTTAGGTGTCAATGTTCAAGAATACGATACAGATATGAACTATGTAGGTTCGATTGGTTATAAAAATGATAGTGGTGAAAACTATTGGGCATACTTTGATCAGATTGAAAGTATGATTTAAAATTTAGAAAT